CGGGTATTACGACAACGATCGTCCTTGATCCTAATGCGCCGCCGTTGGATATGACGGGTGCCGGAATAGCCCCAAACGCTGCATCCACACCGCCCGCTGGTGCTGCCACCGATGCCGGTATCGCTGAGCATCCGCACACAGCCATTCTTCGACGCCTGACGACCACACTGCGGCGCAAGTGGAACGTCTTTGACGGCGAGCTTGAACTGATCCTGAAAGACGCAGAAAGCCACTTCTGAGTCGATCATGCGCGCCCGCAAAATCAAGCTTCCACTGTCGCTCGATAGCCTGCTCGCCACGCTGGTGCCTGGTCGCACGTACACCGTTCAAGTCCTGTCGCTGCTCTACGAAGGCGGCGCACAGGCCATTGAATCGGTGCTTGACCAGGCCCGGCAGATGGGCGCAATCGAGGTGTCGGGCAAGAACCGCGGGTATCGGAAGCGCTACTGGTTGCGAGACGACTTCCGTCCGAACGTGACAACGCGGAGAACTCAGCCTGCGGAGGTGAGCGGAATGCTTCAGGGTTACGACCTGATGGCGCTCGCACGCCTTGCACAGCTTGTTCGACGCCAGTAGCGCGCATTTTTGCCGTTACCTAGCATCGCTCCTTAATCGCACAGCCGCTTTCATGCGGCTTCCTTTTGGAGAACGCTATGTCCGGCTTGAAAGATGGCAGCAACATGAAAGCGGCAACCGGTTGCGCCCACGCAGCACGCACGGCCAAGGCCGGCAGCTTTCACGGCGGCAAACCGCCCGCAGGACCGAAGAAAGAGCCGACTCTGACCAACGGCATCAAGGCGCCAAAAGAGCGCGGCGTGTCGAAGTGAGCAAGCTCACGACCAAGGCGCGCAAGGCGATGCCGAAGTCGGAGTTCGGCCAGCCTGGCAAGCGCGCGTATCCGATGCCGGACAAGAGCCACGCAGCCAATGCGAAGGCTCGCGCCAGCCAGATGGAAAAGGCTAGCAAGTTGTCCGAGTCGGCAAAGTCGAAGATCGACGCCAAAGCCAACCGCGTGCTCGGCAAGAAAAAGAAATGAAGCCCACCACCCTCGAACATCGCGTGCGCCGGCGCTCCGAACTCAGCGAGTTTATGGGCGCGGACCTTGAGCGGTTGCTTGCGCAGCAGGCGAAAGAGGCGACCGCACGCATGGCCGCAAATGCGATTCTTTGGCACGTGGTCACGAACCGGGCGAGCGCTGGCGATATCCGGGGGCGGTGATGGCCACCCGCAAGCAGGCGCCGCGCGTTGAGTTCTCGCAGGAGTTGTTCGACAATATCTGCGCGCGTTTCGCATCCGGCGGCGATGACAACAGTTTGCGCAAGATATGCGCTGACGACGGGATGCCCGATCGTGCCACGTTCAACGATTGGCGCCACCGCACGCCTGAACTGCAGGCGCAATACGACAAGGCATCCATTGCCCGGCGCGATACCTACTTCGACGAAATGATTGATATCGCGGATACCGAACCGGATCCGCAGCGCGCCCGAGTACGTATCGACGCGCGCAAATGGGCATGGGCACGTCAGGATCGCGCGCGCTTTGGCGACAAGCTCGGCGTCGATGGCGGCGAAGACGGCGCTCCCATTCAGGTACAGATCGTTCGCTTCGGAGCAGCAGATGCAGACGATTCAGCTTCCTAACGGCTGGGTGCCGCGGTCGTATCAACGCAAGGCGTGGGATTACCTTGAGCGCGGCGGCAAGCATGCCGAATTGATCTGGCACCGTCGCTCGGGCAAGGATGAGGTCGGCATGCACCGCACGGCGGTCGCCTCCTTTGAGCGCACCGGAACGTACTGGTACATGCTGCCGATGGCATCGCAGGCGCGCAAGGCCATCTGGAACGCCATCAACCCGCACACCGGCAAAAAGCGTATCGACGAAGCATTCCCGGATGCCATTCGCCGCAAGAAGAACGATCAGGAGATGTACATCGAGTTCGTGAATGGCTCGACCTGGCAGGTGCTGGGTTCGGACAATTACAACGCGATGGTTGGCGCACCGCCGGTCGGCATTGTGTATTCCGAATGGGCGCTCTCCAATCCGGCATCGAAAGCCTACCTTCGCCCGATCCTTGCTGAGAACAATGGCTGGCAGTTGTTCAACACCACGCCGCGCGGCAGGAATCACGCTCATACGACCTATCAGGGCGCAAAGAACAATCCTGATGCATTCGCGCAGATCCTGACAGCGCGCGATACCGGCATCTTCACTACCGAGTCACTGGACAAGCTGCGCGCCGAGTACGTATCGGACTTCGGTGAAGCACTCGGCAATGCCCTGTTCGAGCAGGAATACCTGTGCTCATTCGAGGCACCGGTACTGGGCGCGGTGTATGCCCGCGAGTTGCGCGATGCCGCACAGCGTGTAATGCGCGTGCCATACGACCCGAGCAAGCCGGTTCACCTGTTCTGGGATCTGGGCCGAGCCGACAAGACCGCGATTTGGTTCTGCCAGCTCGGGCCATTCGAATACCGCGTCATCGATTACCTGGAGGGCGTCGGCAAGCACATCGGTGAATACGCCGTCGAGCTTCAGGGAAAGCGCTACGTCTACGGCGATTGCTGGCTGCCGCATGACGCCAACAACGAACTTCTTGCCTCCCAGCGCACCGTCGCGCAGCAACTCCGGGACGCCGGTTTCAAGGTAAGAACCGTCCCGAAAACGTCGATCGACACCCGCATCGAGGCCGCGCGCCTCGTGTTTCCTCTCGTCTATTTCGATGAGCAGAAGTGCGCGGTCGGCATCGAGGCGCTGAACAATTACCGCTACGCCGTCAACGAAGAAACGAAGCAGTTCAGCAATGAGCCGCTGCACGACTGGGCGTCGCACGCCGCAGATGCTTTCGGGTACATGGCCGTTGCTTTGCGCGAGCCGAAGCCGCAGCGCGAGCTTGCGAAGCCGAAGGGCAGATTAATCACGCCGGGCCGCGTCGCGCCTGGTTACTGGATGGGATGAGCCATGGCTGAAAAAGAAGAAGACATCATCGCTCGCGCGCACAAACGCTTTGACGAATGCATGGAGTGGGAACAGACCACGCGCCAGCGGTTCAAGGACGATATCCGATTCCTGTTTGCAGATCCGGACAACCAGGATCAATGGGACGCCGCGGTGAAGGCTCGCCGGCAGATTGCCGGCCAACCTATGGTCACGATCAACAAGACGCACACGCACTGGCTGCATGTGGTCAACGAGGCCAAGGAGAACCGACCGGCGATTCGCGTTGTGCCGACTGGCGACCAGGCAACGTATCAGTCCGCGCAGATCTTCGGCGGTATCATCCGGCACATCGAGGAGCGCTCCAAGGCTCAGACAGCCTACAAGATCGCTACCGAAATGCAGGTCGGCGGCGGCATTGGTTACTGGCGCATCGTCACGAAGTACGTTGATGAAAACAGCTTCGATCAGGAACTGATCATCAAGCAGGTGCCGGATCCTCTGTCGGTGGCGCTCGACCCGTACATCAAGGAGCGCAACGGCAGCGATGCGCGCTTTGGCTTCATCTACGAGGACATGCCGCGCGACACGTTCGAACACAAATACCCGGACCTCGATCCCGGCCCCATGCAGGCCAATGGCGTTGCCGGATGGGTTCTGAAAGACACCGTGCGCGTCGCCCACTACTACGAGGTGAAGGTCAAGAAGGAGTGGCTGTACGCGATTGAAAAGGAAGACGGCTCGGACTTCATGCGCGAGTCTGCAATGGAGCCGAACGAACGCAAGCTATTTGCCGAGGCATTCCGCCAGGGCGCTGACGGCATCCAGCGCCGTCGCGTCGACAAGCGCACGGTGCATTCGTACGTGATCGCCGGCACGAAGATCGCTGAGCGCGGAATCTGGGCGGGCAAATACGTTCCGATCATCCGATGCCCGGGTGAGGAAGTTGTCCTGGAGGGGCGCCTTGATCGAAAGGGCCTCGTGCGGTATATGAAGGATGCCCAGCGCGCGTACAACTACAACACATCGGCATCGCTTGAATTCGGCGCATTGCAGAGCAAGACGCCATGGGTCGGCCCGATTGAGGCATTCGAGGGCTTCGAGAATTACTGGGCGACAGCGAACACGCAGAACCATGCATATCTGCCATTCAACAATGCCAACGAAGACGGCACGCCCATCCAGCCGCCTACCCGCCAGGATCCGCCCACCGCGGCGCCGGCCTATCTCCAGGGTATGCAGGCGGCCGCGCAGGAACTGATGATGACGAGCGGCCAATACGAGGCCACCTTCAGCGAGCAGGGCAATGAGGTCAGCGGCGTGGCGCTCGATGGCCGCAAGCGTCAGGGCGAGCGCGTCACCTTTCACTTTCTGGATGCGCAGTCCGACGCGATCGCCTTCACCGGCGTTCAGCTGATTGACGCTATCCCGCATTACTACGATACGAAGCGCGTCATCC